GCTTACTCACTGGCTTACGGGCAGTTCACCCGAGACGAAATGAAATCCGGATTGGCATGGAGAACATGCGCGAGTTGACGGTTTACGTCGGATATGACGCACGAGAACATGACGCATACGAAGTTTGTAGGAAGTCTCTGCTCGCTCATTCCCCCAACGTAACCGTCATCCCTTTGAAGGCCGATGAGCTAAGGGCTCAGGGTCTTTACTGGCGGGAATACAGCGAAAAGGGCCGCCAGAAATACGACGCCATCGACGGCAAACCCTTTTCAACCGACTTCAGCTTCACGCGGTTTCTAGTCCCCTCGATCCACAAAGAGGGATGGGCGCTGTTCTGCGACTCGGACTTCCTGTTTCGGGATGATGTTCTGAATCTCTGGCCCGATCAGAGTTGCGCTGTGATGTGTGTGAAGCACACCTACCAGCCGGGCAAGGGCATCAAGATGGACGGGCAGCGGCAGGAAAACTACCACCGCAAGAATTGGTCGTCGTTCGTGCTGTGGAACTGCGACCATCCTGCAAATCGGACATTCACGCCCGAGATTGTCAACACGAAATCCGGCTCCTGGCTCCACGCCTTCAAATGGCTGATGGATGACGAGATCGGGGCGATTGACGAGAAGTGGAATCACTTGGAGGGGCACTCGAAAGGCGAGCGTCCGTCAGCCGTTCATTTCACCCGCGGCGTCCCCTCGATGCACGGTTATGAAAACATCCCCTATGCCGACGAGTGGCGGGCCTATCTATGAGCATAACCACATACGACGAGCTTAAGACGGCTGTTGGCAACTACCTCGCCCGCTCCGATCTCACGTCGTTCATTCCCGATTTCATCGCGGGGGCGGAAACGCGCATTGCCTACGGGTCGGACGAGCCCTTTCCCACTCAGGCGCTTCGTATTCGTGCGATGGAGACCGAAAGCACGTTCACGGTCGGGGCTCAGTCCGTCGCTCTCCCCACCGGATATCTTCAGATGCGGAGTTTCTACATCTCTGCCAATGGGAGAAATGTCCCGCTTGAGCAAACCTCCCAAGAGGACCTTTACCGCCGTTACCCATCAACGTCGGGAACCCCTAAGTTTTACGCTCTCGCGGGCGACAACATCGTTTTCGGGCCGTCTCCGTCTTCGAGTTCTACCTACTCGGCGACGATGCTCTATTACAAAAAGTTCGATGATGTTGCTACGGCTGACCCGGTTCCGTGGCTCCTTACTAACGCTCCATTAGTCTACGTGTATGGGGCCCTGCTCGAAGCGGCGCCGTTCATCCGAAACGACGAGAGAATCCAGCTTTGGCAGGGGCTGTTCGCCGGCCAGATCGGTGGACTGATGCGCTCCGACAAGAGGGATCGCTGGGGCGGGTCTGTCATGGCCGTTCGCAACGACGCCGGCAATCCATAGATGCCGATCGTTCGGTTCACCGAATGGGCTCCCGACAAAGCAGACATTGGGAACCCAGGGGAGACGATTGCCCAGAACGTCTTCCCGAAGTCAGGCGGAGGGTATGCTCCCGTCCCCGACTTGGCGGAATACTCGAATGCGTTGACCGCTCGGTGTCAGGGCGCCTTTGCTGCAAAAGACAGCGCCGCTGGCGTTTATAACTTCGCCGGGGATGCGACGAAGCTCTATACCCTCTCCGGTTCGTCATATGGCGATGCGTCAAGATCGGCAGGCTATACCACTGTCACAGATGAAACGTGGCGGTTCTGCCAATTCGGGCAGAAGGTCTATGCGACCAATTTCAACTCGACCATCCAATCCTATACTCTCGGCACGTCGAGCATCTTTGCCGACATAACCGGGGGGGCGCCCAAGGCCCGGCACATTGCCACCATCGATCCGGGCTTCATCATGCTCGGCAACACAAATGATACTGTAGACGGAGCCGTGCCAAACCGTGTGTGGTGGTCCGCATACGGCGATCCCGATAGCTGGCCGACCATCGGTTCGGCTTTGGCTCAGGCGAATCAGTCCGACTTCAACGACCTTCCGACAGGCGGATGGGTTCAGGCGGTTCTCGGGGCTGTAGGCGGCGCGTCGGCTGCCGTTATCTGCGAATCCGCTGTTTACCGCGTGGACTACGAAGGCCCACCTGCGGTGTTCCGGTTTACCTGCGTTGACAGGTCCAGGGGGACTCCGGCCCCGAATAGCGTCATCAACATTGGAAATTTCGCCGCCTTCCTCGGCGATGAGGATTTCTATCTGTTCGACGGCTCTCAGTGCATCCCAATTGGTTCTGGAAAGGTAGCCAAGACCTTCTACGCGGACCTGAATCAGAACTACTTCGACAGGATTTATGGAGCCGTTGACCCGATCAACAAAATGCTCCTGTGGGCGTATCCGTCCTCGTCATCGCAGAGCGGGAACCCAGACAAGATCCTTGCCTACAATTGGGGCGAAAAGCGCTGGTCAATTGTTTCGATCAATCTGGAATTCCTCTATCGCGGCTTATCAACCAGCCAAACCCTTGAGGATTTGGATTCCCTCGGCTTCACGCTAGACACGCTTCCGTTCTCCCTCGACTCCCGCGCATGGACGGGCGGCAGCATCGTTCTGGGGGGGTTCACGACGGGCCACAAACTCGCGCTGTTCACTGGCTCGAATCTCGAAGCCACGCTGGCAACGGGGGAGTTCGAGAACAACGGTGGGTTTATCTACGTCCAAGGCGTTCGCCCGATTATTGATGGAGGAACGCCAACGGTAAGTGTTGGAACGCGGAATACGCCGCAGGGCGCGATCTCCTACACCACGGCGACAAGTCCGGGCGATGACGGGGTTTGCCCGCAACACGTGTCTGCAAGATATGCGCGGGCGAAGGTGGTCATCCCCGCTGGGGAAAGTTGGTCCAACGCTGTGGGTGTCCAGCCCTACCTTCAGATGGAAGGCGGGCGATGAGCATCTTTTCGTTTCCGCGGGCGCAAGAGGGAACGTCGGATCAAACGCCCATCGGACTGGCAAGGGCGCTCAGACAGATAGCCGGAGTGACGAACGGCGTCCTTGCGGGACGGCTTAATGCTGTTGCGGAAGTCACGCTTACCTCCAGTGCAGGAAGCACGACGATGACCGACGCGAGGCTGACCAGGAACAGCCTTGTCGTCTTCGATCCCACGACAGCAAACGCAGCCGCCGAGATTTACGGCGGGACGATGTACGTCAAGGACGATGGGGCGAATCGCAAGAGCGGTTCCTTCATCATTACCCACGCGAACAACGGTCAGACCGATCGCACGTTCAAAGCCTTGATCATAGGTTAGCCATGTACGCACAGCGCCAGATTTATCCCTACCATCTCGGGTTTCCGTCCCTCCCGCAAACCCAGCGCACGGCCTACAACCAAGGCTCGCCCGGATCAGTAACGACGGGGCCGGGCCGGCCACAGCAGCAGCAAAGCCCGATGAGCGGCTTGTCGGGGCAGCTCACAAGCGCAGCCCTCAGGCAATACCTCAATCAGCCCTCGGGTTATACCGGCGCACAGTCCTTGGCCGCGACGGACGCCGCGGATGCCGCCTCTCCCTACGGCTCCGATGCCCTTCTCGCCAACGGCGCCGACCCCGGGATCATGTCGCAACTGGCGGCCGGAACCCCATACGAGGCGACGCCCGTTATGGGCGAAGGCGCGGAGAGCGGACTTGGCCTTCTGGGCGGGGACGCGGCGACGACGGGAACGGCAGCGGGCTCTACCGCCGCTGCGGGAACGGCAGCCGGCGCGGGCGCTGCGGATGCCGCAGCGGCAGGAACGGCAGCGGACACATCATTGGCAGCCTCTGGGCTTCTAGGAGCGGATGCCGCAGGGACGGGTTTGGCCGGAGCCGAGACGGCCGGGCTCCTCGGTGGAGGCGCGGCAGCCGGTGAAGGCGCTGCGGCCGCCACGGCAGCGGGCGAGGGAACTGCCGCAGCGGTTGGCGCAACGAATTTCTGGAACCCGGTCGGCTGGGCGGCTCTCGCCGGTCTAGCCGCGTATCAGCTGGGCCTCTTTGACTGAGTGGACCGTTGAGGGCGTTCCCGGAGACGGCGTAAATAAAGTCTGGAGCGAAGTTGAGCCCCTTCTACGCAAGGCCCTCGATAGAGGGCGCGGTGAGTGGGCGGCGACTGACATTCACTCCGGTATTTTAGACCGAAGCTTTCAGCTTTGGGTTGCCAAGCACAGCGGCGTCATTAGAGGCGCTGGCGTTACCCAGATACTCAACTACCCACGGTTGAGGGTCTGCGTTTTCACCTTAGGCGGCGGATCGCAACTGAAGTTCTACAAGTGGGGAATTCACATCATCGAAGAGTGGGCTCGGTCGCAAGGATGCGACGAGTTGCGAATCTATGGCCGCAGAGGATGGTTGAAAACCCTCGGCTGGGATGAAGCTTACACGGTGGCCGCTAAGCGGCTGTAGGAGACGGGCATGAGTGGTGGCGGTGGAGATTCCGGCGGCCAGACGAACACGGTCCAGAAGGCCGATCCGTGGGCGGGGCAACAGCCCTATTTGCAGGGCGGTGTTGACATCAAAGGGAGTCCGGTTCCCGGCGTCCTCCCTGAAGCGGCGAAGCTGTATCAGAACAATCCGCTGACGTTCTTTCCCGGCCAGACCTACGCCAGTCCGTCCGCCGCGACGTTGAACGCACAGCAGATGCAGACGGACATGGCTTCGGGTGGCGTGGCCGGTCCTCAGGCGGCGGCGGATCAGAACCTTCAGGACACGCTTTCGGGGAAGTATCTCGACATCAACTCGAATCCCTACCTCATGCCCGCCGCGAACAACATTCTGGCGAGCGTTCTCCCGCAGGTGAATTCGCAATTCGCGGCTTCTGGGCGAGGAAATTCCGGTCTTGCTTCCCGCGCCGCGTCTCAGGGCGCTACCGATGCCTTGGCCACACAGGCGTTCAACAACTACAACACCGAGCGCGGAAGACAGATGCAAGCCGCCATGCTGGCCCCCGGAGCGCAGCAGGCCGATTACCTCCCCGCCGCGAAACTTGCCGAAGTCGGAGCCGCGCAGCAGGACCAGCAGCAGCAGGCCATCAACGATGCCATGCAGAGATACCAGTTCAACCAGCAAGCCCCGTATCAGCAGCTTGGCCTCTACAACTCCTTAGTTCAGGGTAATTACGGGGCCAACACGAACACCACGGCGACAAGCCAATTCGCTCCGCGCTCAATCGGCGCGGGGATGCTGGGCGGGGCCGCGACTGGTGGCGCATTGGGATATCTCGGCAGCAACGCCCTCGGCCTTACGGGCACTCAGGGCGCGCTCGGCGGGGCCGCCGCGGGCGGGTTGCTTGGAGGGCTTCTGTAAATGGCTGGGCTTCTTGGCGATAACGACCCGAACGACACGGGATTGCTTGCGAATGACCCAAAGCAAATTCTAGCCCTATCTCTTCTTCAGGCCGGGCTTGGAACCATGGGCGCAAACGGCCCGGGCGTCTCGGCTGGTCAGGCTCTCGGGGCAGGCGGTGTCCAGGGCATCAATACCTATATCGCGGGGAACAACGCGATGGCCGCTCAGGCGCTCCGCAAAGCCCAGGCTCAGAAGTATGGGCTAGAGACGCAGAAGCTCGGTTACGACGTGCAGAACTTGCAGCGCCAAAATCAGATGTTCGGCCAGTTGTTCGGCGCTCCTGGCGCTCAACCCGCTTCCCCTCAGGGCGCAACCGCCACTCCGGCGAGCGCTGCCATTCCTGCGGCTCCGGCCGCCGCCCCCGCAAGTCCGGGCGGCTTCGATTTCTCCACCATCGGCCTCACCCCCGATCAGGTGAAAGCGGCTTATGCGTTCGGCGGCCCCGGTGCTGCTTCTAAGCTTATTGAAGCTGCGGCCACGAAGCGCATCGAAACCGGCCAGTGGGAAGATGTTGGCGGAGGGATGCAGCGCAACAAGCTGACCGGCGAAACCAAGCCGATGAGCCCTTCACTGGTCAATGTCGCCGTCAACGGCCCGCAGCAAGAGAGCGAGTTCCGCAAGACCCTCGGGACGGAGCAGGGCAAGGACGCGGCTGGCATCTTCAAAGAAGCGGATTCGGCTCGTAATCAACTCGTCAATGTCCAGCGCCTTAACCAGCTTGTCGATGAATGGAAGGCTGGCGGCGGTTCGCAGGGTCAACTTGCTCCATTGCAGGCGAAGATCACGGCGTATGCTCAGGCGGTCGGTATCGACCCGTCATCGCTGAATCTCCCGAAAGATGCCGGACCTTCCCAGGCAATCGACGCCCTCATGCGGAAGATGGCGCTCGGCAACATCGGCGGCGGTTCGGGTGGAATCCCGGCCAACAACTTCTCGGAAGCCGACCGTAATTTCATTGTCGATATGCAGCCGACACTGAAGGACACCCCGGAAGGCTTTCAGGCGAAGCTGGAAATGGTCAAGCGCATGTCCGAGC